CCTACGTTTCCGAAGGCGGTCGGGCTATCGAACAGGCCCGCTTCCAACTCCTGCCTCAAATCCTCGCTCTTAAAGAGGATGTGAAGTTCGAGAGGATCAGTCCGAATGCGGCGGCGGCTAGGTACCACGCTCTTAACGAGGCGGCTAGAAAGCTGACCGGCGTTAGGGACGTCGAACTGTTTGACGCCAAGGCGATTGAGGGTGGGGCTACAGACGTGATCGAATTGACACGTCAGACCGCCCTGAGGAACCAAGCCCGTCTGGACGCCATTGCAGACCGGGAGGCGAATTGGGCTCACGAAGAGCGCATGGTCCGGGAGAAGGCGGCGGCTGAGGCCGCAGTCGCCCAGACGGTATGGGCCAGCGGCGACATCAACGACGCGCTCATCAAGAAGCAAGTCGAGCCGTGGCAGATGGACGCCGTCGCCCACGAGGCGGTCAAGGCGGGGCGGGCAGAGGACCTTGCCCGGGTGTTCGTGACCAGTCGCGGGTGGCATTCCGGCAAGGTCGCGGAGCAGCTTCAATCCGGGGTCACGACCAGCCTCACAGAAGGCTGGACCGACGAGACCGCCCGAACCTTCGACACTTGGAAGAAGCTGAACGACGTGAATGGCGGCGCTGCTGCTACGTACTTCGGGGACCAGTACCACACGGCGCTGTCTCACATGGACGACATGATCCAGACGGGTATGAACCCGGCGCTAGCTTGGACACGAGCCTTTGGGAACGTGACTGCCTACGATCAATCCATGCTTCGACAAGAGGACAGGAAAGAAGCCCGGGCGGCTGTTAAAGACGAGCTTAAGCGCATTGACGGCGGCTTCCTAGGTATCGGAAACGCAGAACTGTCTGACAGCGCAGAGGTTGTCATCTCTCGTACTATCGAGGGATACGTGGCTGTAAATCGTAAGTACGGTTCAGCAAGCGTTTCATCGCTGGCTAAACAGGGATACGATAAAGCTATCGCTACAGGTAAGCTTGAGCACTACGGAAGGTTTGCTTGGAACAATCCCAAGGGAACTCAGCCGTTGTGGCAGGCGACCGGAATTCAGGCTGACGCTTTCGGTAAGGTGTTCAACTCCGAAGTTGACGAGCGCTTCAAAGCAATGGGCGTTGGTCGCCTTAGGGAGTACGATATCGCCCGTCAGGGTAGCCAAGTCTTTATCGCCGGTATCGACGGTGATGGAGAGACCAAGCTTATCACCTTTACAGTGAAAGACTTGGAGAGGCGTAAAGAACAGATGATCCGAAGCAAGGTTCTAAAGGGTTCTAGTGCGCCTACCGATTGGGGAGTCATTCCTCGCGGGAATAAATAAGGGAGGGGCTTAGGCCCCTCTCACCTTTCAACTGGAGACACCATGAAACTATCCGATCTAAGGGGCAAGGCCCGTGCAGATCAGTTCAAGCTGGCGGCAGAGTTCGCTGGCGTGTCGCCTGAGGTCTTCCAAGGCATCTGGCGCACCGAAAGCAGCGAAGGCAAGAACATGCGCTCGCCTGCTGGTGCTGAGGGACACTTTGGTCTTATGCCTGCTACTAGGCAGACTTGGGAGAAGCGCACCGGGGCGCAATACAACCCGAACGATTTCACTGAGAGCCTTTATGTCTCGGCACTGACTATGCGCGAGAATATGGGGCTTGCTAGGGGCAACCTGAATGACGCCCTGCGCATTTACAACGCAGGCACTGACAGGACAAACTGGAACAACGAAGAGACCCGCGCCTACGTGGGCAAGGTGCTAGGACACGACTATACCGCAGATCAGAACGCTATGGGCGCGAAGATCAAGGGCAAGACCCTTACTATGCGGGACCTTACGGACATGCCGACTGGTTCCTCTCTCGACATCGCTCCTAAGGATATGGAGAAAGCCCTGAGGTCTGGACAGGTTCGTATGCCTGAACATGCAGACAAGGACAAGCTGGTCGCTGAGGCGCTGTCTCCGTCCGCCCCTCTGAAAAGGATGACGACGAATAAGGCTGCTATCCAAGATGCGCAGAGCCGAGAGGCTGGTGCCGGGATGCAGCACTCGATTGACAACAGCTTTTCTCCAGTACAGAAGTTCGCTCACGCTGCTGCTGATCTTACGCTTACCGCCTCTATTATCAAGCAGTTCACCAGAGACCATCCCGAACAAGAGGAAGGCTTCGGACGGTACTATGTGGAAAACTGGAAAGAGATCGAGAAGTTCGCGCAGAACGAGCATGAGGCTAGCCGTCTAAGGAGAGCCCGCAGTAAGGCTGAGTTGGCCCAAATCCAGCAAGACATCACCGAACGGCGCGGACACCAAGAGGTTTATGCCAAGAGCACGTCTGACGCGCTGATCTATGGTGGGTTGGCGTCGGTCACAGACCCGGCTGGTCTGGCCTTGGGGGCTGGAGTTGGAAAGGGTCTACAAGTCTTTGGCGTTGGCTCAAGAGTCCTGCTTAGCGGTAAGAAGGCGGTAGCGGCTGAGGAAGCCGTTGAAGCCGTCACGAAGCTCACGCCTGTGGCTCAGAAGCCTCACCCGTTCCTAACCACAGTCGAAACCTACGTCGAGAACGGTGTAACCAAGAGGCGCACTGTGCCGCTTATGGTGGGCCCTAAAAACTCTGCTGAGGTGATTACTCCCGGAAGAGCGGCAGTCGCGGCTCAGGCGGAAGTGAAGCCTAACGTGGCTGCTGGCGTAGCCTCTCTTATGGCTGAGGGTGCCGGGGCTAACCTTCTGGCAGACGCCACTCTGGACGCTTTGGGCGACCACAAGACTACAATGGATTACGCCATTGACGGCGGGCTCGGTCTGTTTATGGGGGCTGCAGTATCTCCGTTTGTCATCAAGGGTGTGAACGACGAGACCTTGCGGAGCCTCGCCTCTAAGTTCCAACGTGAGGCGGCTGAGAAGGAATTCACGCGCTTCAAGTCTGTGCAAGACGATCTAGGTCCAGACGCTACTCCAGACGAGATCATGGAGGAAGTCTCCAAGAGGGATGCTTGGGAGCTTAGGGATACCTTACGTATTTCTCTCGCTCCGGTTGACGCTCAGATGAAGTTCCTGCAAGACGACCCTGCGGCACATCTCACGACTAACAGCGAAGTCTTAAACGACATCAGCGCTAGGTACAACCTCGCCGCCGTGTCAGATGAAACAGAGCGTAGTGTCGTAGCTGAGTTGATCGCCCGTTCAGAGGCGATGTCTAAGGCTAACCCTGTGGACACAAAGGGGGTCACGTCCGTTCTCGCCAAGGCGAAGATGGGCGACGACCGTGGCTGGGAAAGTACCGGCATGACGCTCATGTCGTCTAACAGTCCGGTAGCCCGTAGCGTTGGGCAGATGCTTCTAGAGGGTACCACAGGTGCCGGCGGGCGCAGACGTACTGCCGCTATGTCCCAAGTCGTACGGGAGCGTCTGTACAACCGGCATATGGTTGGCTATGACGACCTGTATCACCTGTATCGGAACGAGCGCGGCGTACATATCGCCGTTGACGCGGTCAAGGGCGACGTCCGTGCGGACTTCGGCAGGGCGGTAGCTATTGAGATCGAGAGCCGCAACCTGCCTCCTGACATGGAGCGTGTGGCCCCTCCGGCGCACCCTGCGGTGTCTGCGGCGGCTGACCTGTTTGAGAAGGGCATGGACCACATGCGTATCGAACAGCAACACGTCGGCACGGTGGGCGCTGCTAGGCTTGGCAACACATCAACCGGGTACTTCATGCACAGGCTTGATCCCAAGGCTGTAGCTAAGCTGTCCCGGGTCCAGCAAGACAATGTGCGCAAAATCCTGTCGAACCAGTTTGTCTCGGAAATGGGTTATGACCGCAAGTTCTCTGATACGCTAGCTGCTAAGTACTTGGAGCGGGCTATCGACAAGCGGTACGGGATGGGACAAGTTCCCTTTAACCTACACGATCCCGAAGCTGCTGACATTGTCAATGACACCTTGAAGGCACTAGGAATAGAGTCCCATGACGCCGAGAGGCTTATGGCGAAGTTCTCTCGGGGTGGCGCTGGCCATACCAAGGGACGTCTTCGCCTTGACCTGCTGGCGGACATCGGAGACGACATGAAGCTTATCGACCTGTTCAGCACGGACATTACTGCGTTGTATCGGTCCTACGCTCGTCGCGTCTCCGGGGAAGTGGCTCTGGCTCAATACGGCATTATGGGCAAGAAGGGGCTTGATGTTCTTAAGCAGGCGATGAAGGCTAGCAATGCCTCCGAAGGGGACATGGCTGCATTCGATCAAATCTCTTCCGAGTTCCTGAACCTGTCCTATGGAAGCCATAACCATAACTACATGGACAACATCCGGATTGCTACCAGTCTGTCCCGTCTAGGTGGCATGGGCTTTACACAGTTCGGTGAGTACGGCAACGGGCTAGCTGCTGTTGGTCTACACCGCACCTTTAACGCTATCGGGTCTATGCCCCGACTGATTAAAGAAGTCGGACAGATCACTAAAGGTGGTCATGCGAAGAACCCTATTCTAGACAGTATCGACCTTCTCGGTGGACACATTGGTCTTGACGAGTACACGCTTACCCGTCTTTGGGACGTACCTGATAACAGCATCAAGATGTACGGAACCGAGAACATCGGGGTTACGTCACGAGCCCTTCGCTTGGGTGGAAACTTGCAAGCTATCCTGTCCGGGCACCGAATGATTACGGCGGTGCAGACCCGTGGTATGGCAGAACAGATCGTTCATAAGCTTATGAAGATCACCCGTGACGGTTTAGACGACGCTGCTATCAGGGACATGGGCATTAGCCCGAAGCTCCAAGCGAAGATCAAAGCAGACCTTCCTAACATCGCAGAGTTCGACGGTAAGGGCAACCTGACTAAGCTTGACCTGTTTAAGTCTAAGATGTTGGAAGAGGATATTATGGAGATGCGAGACGCGATTGAGCGTGGTGCTTCTCAGATCATCCAGCGCACTTACACCGGGGAAACCGGAAAGTGGGCGCACAATGGCTTCCTAAAGATACTGGCACAGTTCCGGACGTTCAGCCTTACCGCTGTAGAAAAGCAGTGGGGAAGGAACGCTAGGAACTACGGGGCGCTTAAGTCCGCAATGTACCTTCTAGGCGCTATGTCGTTCGCTGCTCCCATCCATGCCGCCCGCGTTCATGCTAGGACGCTTGGTATGTCCCGGAGTGAGCGCGAGGAGTATATCCAGAAGAACATGGATGTCGGCGCGTTTGTGCGGGCTACGATGGGTTACGCCTCAGCCTCCGGCCTTCTCGGGGACATCTACGACGTCGGTGTCGGGGCGTTCTCTAGCTGGTTCGGAGACGAGGGCCGGGACTTCGCGGAGACCATCGGCGTTCGTGGCGGCGGTCAGAACAAGTTCCTAGGAGGCGTCATAGCCCCGGGGGCTTCTCTGATCGAAGACCTGTACGCGGGAGTGCGCGGTGATCCTCACAAGCTCTTGCGAGCGATGCCGTTCAGTAATCTCCCTTATATCCAACCTCTTGTAAACTTCACAAAGCAAGAGGACGAATAACAACTAGCGGCCTGTCCTTAACGGGGCGGGCCGCTGCCCTTTGGAAATGATACCATCGGGCACAGAGTTCAACCTTAACATCGGAGGAACAGAGCATGTCTCTTGACCCGATGCTGGCTACTAGCGCTAAGTTCTCCATTAACACGTTCACCGGCGACGGTGTAAAGACTACGTGGGACTTAAACTTTTCTGGTGGCTACATCCGACGTGACCACGTCAAAGCATACTCGACTTCTCTTGCCGATGTAAACACGACGCAAGTGTTGTCGTGGGTTGGCCCGAACCAAGTGACTATTACACCTCCGGTTCCTAACGGCCACACTCTCACAATCTATCGTGATACTCCAAAGGATTTGCCCGTAGCGGACTTCCTCGATGGAGCTATCATCAACGAAACAAACCTTGACTTCATCGCTAAACAGTCCGTCTTCGTTTCCGCTGAAATGGTGGACAGACTTAACCTGTTTGCTAACGAAGCGCACCAAGCCCTGATTAACTCTGAACAAGCTATCACGTTTGCTCAGGCTACGATCAACGGGGACTTCACTTTGTTCCTTCGGGGCAACGTGGCGAATAACTGGACAGTCGGTCAGAACTTCCCTGTAGGGACACAAATCGCCGGATCAGCTATTGCTACGCAAAGCTACGTTACGTCTGCTTTGGGCTCATACGCGACTTCTGCAAATCTCAGCGCTGCTGTTACAACGGCGGCTACGGACGCGACGACTAAGGCTACTGCTGCCCAAACCGCCGCTGCTGCGGATGCGACTAACAAGGTCAACATAGAAACTAATCGCGCTAAAAGCATGGAAGGCTTCCTTCTTTGCATAGCGCTTCGCTAAGGAATAACAATGGCTAAGACGCCTAATAGCGCGATCACGCCGCAGACGCCTAAGTCGTGGACTGCGCAGAATAACAACACCGCTTACACCGGCACACTGACTGCGCCTACAGGCTCTGGTCTGGTTACGCTGGCGACCGGCTCTCTCGACGGGGACCGGATCACTTCTCTTAAGCTTACGCCTTTCCAAGCGAACGCTACGGCGGTGCGGGTTGATCTTTGGCGTAAAGTTGGTGCCTCCTTCTTCCCGATTAACTCCGTCGTTCTGCCGGTAGTTTCTCTCGGCGCTGCTAAGCTTGAGCCAGTGGATTTTGGGTTCTCTGAAAACAACCCGCTGTTTCTTAACTCCGGCGACCAGCTTGTGCTTGGCGCGGCAGGCGTAGCCAGCTTCGTCGCGGACGCCCAAGGGGCCAGCTACTAATGGCCCTGCTGGGAATGCCTCCGCAATCGCTGGTGTTTCCAAAGCAAAAATTAGTACGGCCCGGCGAGAGCCTGTCTGGAAGATTTAGTCTAGGAAGCTCAGCCGGGCCTGAAAGCTGGCTCTCTTTATTCCGTAAAGATGGCGGGCAGTTCACAGACGCAAAGCTCGCCGTAACACCTGCTGGTGAGACCTACCTTTCGGTAGTATCGGACTTGTATCCTGTTAACTCCAGAGAGGTAATTACCACTAAGGTAGATCGTTTCGGTGAAGTGGTTTATTCCACTTACTGCAATGCAAACGGTTATTACGCCCCAAAGCCAGTGTTGTACGGTAGCGGTGACATTGAGTTGCCTTTGGTAATTTTGCCTAACCCTTGGTCAGCCGCCGACCCAATAAGGACTACCTTCGTCCGACTTAACTCTTACGGGTCTATAGCCAGACAGACCTCAATAAGAGTGCAGGACAAGCCTTGGGACTTAGGAGGTGGGCTGGTTCGTGTCTTCAATAGTGCCTACTATTCAGAGGACATTTCTTTTTACGCTGCTGAGTACATCGACTTTGACAGCCCGTATACTAGGGCCTCTGTAATCAAAGTATCGCAGTCCAGCGGTGTCCAGTGGGTGCGGGGATTTGAGTACTCTAGTTCACAGCACCCCCAAAATTTTGGTGGTGTATGTGTTGATAGTCAGGGTAACTCGTACGCTATTTCAACCGAGGGTCGAAGCATAGTAGTTAAGTTAGACCCTGCCGGCAATGTACTATTCCAAAAAAGAATAAACGGGATATATGACCCAACGGACAATCCGTTTCGTTCTAGCGCTATTGCATTAAGTCCTAACGGAGACGTATTCATTGTCGGCCAGAACTTCGGCATTTGGGATAACGCCGTTTTATGCCTAAGCTCCTCAGGAACACTCAAGTGGGCTAAAAGCTTGGGTAGTGGGTTTCTGGCCTCCGTTGTCGTTGATCCCGTCGGGTCAGTATACGTACTCGGGGATATGGGTAACGGGATTACTTTGGTCAAGCTGTCGGAAAGTGGCGGCTTGCTGTGGAGTAAGACTTTTATAGGAAGTTCTCTCGCTCCCAAAGACATGGCACTATCCAAAGAGTTTATCCACTTTTCTGGAATGGGCAGTTCTAATGTCCTATTGGGTAAAATTCCGATTGATTGGGCAGGAGCAGGAAAAACTGCCGGCATAACCTACGGTGCTATAAACATACCTGTCACCAACCAAGCTTTGACTTTAAGCGACGTGTCCATCACTAATATTCTTAAGCCTAGCCTTAGTGCGGGAAACACCGTTAGCGCGCTTAGCTACAAGTTTGGTTCCACATCGTTAAACCCTGTATAAACATGAGTACAAGAACAATGAACAACGAGTTGGGCGAGTACGCCGTTCGTGCTGGCCCAGCGCTTGCTACGAGCGGGCTGACCCTGTTTGGTCTGCCTATCGCAGATATCGTGCAGGTTCTCGTTGCTGTGTATACCATCCTTCAAATCGGGTGGTTTATCTACAGCAGAGTAAAACAGAAGAAGTAAAGATATGGCTGCTAATGAAGGCAAGCTGAGTGACCTTCACGAGAAAGTCGCTCACGTACTGTCAGAGGCCCTCAATGGGCAGGAACTGCCGGGAGAGATCGACGAGGAAACCGGAGAGGTCAGGGTAATCAAAATTCCCCCTTCTGCTGCTATCCTTCAAGTCGCGGCTAAGTTCCTCAAGGACAACAACATCACCTGTGCTCCTAGCGAAGACAACGCTATGGGAGAACTCAAAGCAAAGATGGAAGCTAGGGCTAAGGCCCGAGAACTCCGGAAGTCAGACGTTGTGTATGCTTCCGAAGATATGAGCTTCCTAACGGGCCTGCCTAACTAATGGCTAGCCGGGAGAGCGCCGAGGCTGCTCTTAAGCGTTGGAAGCAACTTGAGCTTCTACAGCAAGAGTACCGAAGCTTCGGCACATTCCTAGAGGACGCGATGGCGCACCTTGGGTTCCCTACGAGCCCGGTGCAATTCGACATTGGGAACTTCTTGGCTCACGGGCCACAGTACTCAATGATCCAAGCCCAGCGGGGCCAAGCTAAGACCACGATCACTGCGGCGTTCGCAGTGTGGACGCTCATTCACGAGCCGCGTTCCCGAGTGCTAATCCTCTCGGCAGGCGGCACACAAGCGAATGAAATCTCCACACTGATCGTTCGCCTCATCATGACTATGGAAGGCTTGGAATGTCTGCACCCTGATCCGACTAACGGGGACAGGACGAGCGTTGAAGCGTTCGACGTGCATTACAGCCTCAAGGGTGTGGACAAGTCTCCTAGCGTGGCCTGCGTCGGTATTACCGGCAACCTCCAAGGTAAGCGGGCTGACCTCCTTATCGCAGACGATATCGAGAGTACGAAAAATTCTCGTACAGCGAACATGCGGGAACTCCTGCTGGACCTTACGAGGGACTTCACGTCTATCTGCGCCACGGGCCGCATTGTGTATCTCGGGACCCCTCAGTCTCAAGAGAGCATTTACAACACATTGCCGGCACGGGGCTTTACCGTCCGTATCTGGCCGGGCCGGTTTCCAAGCCCGGAGCAAATCGAGAACTACGGAGACATGCTTGCTCCGTTTATCTCTCGGGCTCTAAAGGCAAATCCGGCTCTCGCATTTCGTGGCGGGATGCTAGGGGATCAGGGTCAGCCTATTGACCCCGGTTACATGAGCGAGGAAATCCTCCAGAAGAAAGAGCTAGACCAAGGCCCTACCTACTTCCAACTCCAGCACATGCTGAATACGAAGCTGGCGGACGCCGCGCGGTTCCCGCTCAAAGTGGAGCAACTCGTTGTCATGCCCCTAGGTAAGACAGAGTACTTCCCGCTTAAGGTTATCCGTGGGATGACCGAAGGCAGCCTTAAAGCATATAGCGTCGGGACCGTCACATTTAAGATGGCCACCCCGCACGTCGGAAGCTCTGATGAGCCAAACGACGTGGCTAAGCTTCAAGGTATCTGCATGTATGTTGACCCTGCGGGCGGCGGAAAGAACGCCGACGAGACCGGGTATGCTGTTACAGGTTTCCTTAACGGAAACGTGTACTGGCTTGCATCGGGGGGTCTTCCGGGAGGGTACTCTGTCGAAGTTTTGGAGCGGCTGGCTAAGGTCGCTGCCGACTGGAAAGTCAATGTTGTAAAGATCGAGAAGAACATGGGTTACGGTGCGTTCCGTGAAGTGTGGCTTCCGATCCTTAGGAAACAGCATCCTACAACCTCCGTCGAAGACGACATGGTTTCAGGACAGAAAGAACTACGGATCATCGAAACCCTAGAGCCGGTTATCGCTCGCGGGTCGCTAATCGTAAACCAAGACATTGTGGATATGGACCGCGAGTGTTGCGATAGACACGAGATGTCTAAGCGCGCTCTATACAGCGTGTTCCATCAGATGTCTAAGATCACGCGCGAACGCAACGCGCTGATCCATGATGACCGACTGGACGCCCTTGAAGGGGCTGTCCGACATTGGGTCGCTCAGCTTGCTATCGACCAGCAACGTGCCGTCGAACAAGCACGGGCTCGTGAGCTAGCTGAGACTTTGAAAGACCCATTAGGCCACCGACGTTATGACCCTCCGGGTCGCCGTGGTGGTTCCCTCTTTGACAAATATAGGAGATAACAGGTATGCAAGCTTTCTCTCTCCCTTCCCCGAACATCGGCGGACAGGGGCATCACCTGCGCCGGATCGCGGCCAAAGCGATTAGCTACATCGAAACCTCCGCCCCGTCGTACACGGGTGGCGTGGGTGTGGCTGGCAGGCATCCGTCTGCCGACGAGCTCGAAGCGTTCTTCCTCGCCTGCGCGGCGGCTGTTACGCCCTTCAAGATGGCTACGCCTGTCACTGACGAGACGGGCACGTAATGCAAAACGTTTCCGTAGTTCCCGCTGTAACGCGAACGTCAGTAGGAGACATGTTTGTTCTAGACGTGAGCGACAGGGAGGCTGTCCTTGTCAACATCACGTCTATCGGCGGTGGTGGTACCCTTGTCTTTGAGGGTACCGTCGACAACACAAACTGGTTTTCTGTTCTTGCTACGCCTATGGGCGCAACGGGCGGCGTTACTTCTACTACCGCAGTCGGGGCGTTTCTGGTCGATGTGACGCTGGCCGTCCGGTTTAGGCTGCGCCTTTCGGCGTACACGTCTGGAAACATCATCGCCCACGCCTCCCATGCTTACGAAAGCCGTCCTGCCACTAGACAAGTCGGGGCAGTGCTTGGCGCTGGGTCTTCTGTCATCGGCGGCGTCGTACAGACGCAGGCTGTTTCGCCTGCTGCCGGAACTACCGCATTCAGGCGGCTGTCAACCGCTGACATTAACGCAATCGCTGTCAAGGCTTCTGCTGGCAAGCTTCTTGCCGGGGCGATCTTCAATGAAAGCGCCTCAAAGCGGTATGTAAAGTTCTACAACAAGGCATCCGCACCCGCTCCGGCTACTGACACGGCCTTGCTGGTCTTTACATTAGTCCTTCAACCCAACACTCTGGTCTACATTGACCAAGTGCTTGGTAGTACGGGGCACTCGTTCACCACCGGGATTTCTTACGCCATCACCGCCGCTCTGGCAGACGCTGACGTAACCGCTATCGCGGCGAACGAAGTCACTGTGAACCTCCTGTATGCTTAAGGTGTTGAGCCTCGTCGTAATGACGGGGCTCCTCTCCTGCGAAGCTCGTCCGGAAGTATCCGCGCCCTCCGGGCTTGGAAGCAAACCTGAGGCAGCCGAGAGCAGCACGGGTCAGCGACCCTGGGGTTACAACCCTGACAATAAGCCTGCGGCATTTAAGTGCCATGGGACTAAGGGTAAACCCGCTGCTGCCTGTCGAGGACCGGGCGGAAGAGTATGGACTTAACGCTAGGAGAGGCGAATGGATTTCTATAAGGCTGGTCGCCTCATTGTAGGCGGCGTAGCAGCGGTTACCGCGCTTGGTTACACGGGTGCTCTGCTGATTAAGCAGTCAGAAGGCTTGTCGTATACGTCGTATCAGGACAGTGCCGGCATCTGGACTATCTGCTATGGGCATACTGGCCCTGAGGTAGGCCCTAGGCAGCGAGCCACACAGGCTCAATGCGATGCTCTGTTCGATAAGGACGTGCGAAAGCACGCTGCTGGCGTACTTAGCTGTACGAAAAGACCCTTGAACCAGAACCAGTTTGACGCTGTCGTCTCTCTGGCCTTCAACATCGGGGTTAGGAACTATTGCAACAGCACATTGAGCCGGAAAATTAATGCCGGGGATTGGGCTGGGGCTGCAAACGAGTTCCCGAAGTGGAATAAGGTAACGATTGATGGCCGGAAGGTCGCGCTAAGAGGGCTAACGAACCGGAGATTGAAGGAGCAGGCGCTGTTTATGGCTCCTGAGGCTCATGACCGGGCAGGCCGTCTGGCATTGAAGGAGTTGGTCACGCAGTGACGAGCGGAATGAAGGTCAAATTGGCGGCTCTAGGAGCCTTGCTGGCGGCGATCTTGGTCGTCTGGGGGGTTGTATCCCTCCAGCGCGGGAAGGCCGCTCAGGAGGCTCTGGAGAGCTACGAAACGGCATCCCGGATTGACACCCGGGTGTCCAAGAAGGTCGAGAAGCGGGTCATCGCCCGAGCCCGGGTTGAGGCCCGGGAGGATCAGGCGGTCGAGAAGGCGCTCAAGGGGGCTCCAGAATGGGCCGCTGAGGAGGTTCCTCCCGATGTCCTAAAGGCACTACGGGAATGAGGACGATGGCTCTCAGCGGGGTTCTCTGTGCCGCTATGGCGGTGTCAGGGTGCGCCACTTCGACTGTGGTCCTCCGGCCTCCTGCCGAGTACCTGCGCCCGTGTGTTGCCCCGGAATTAATCGGGAGTACGAACGGTGCGCTCGTGGAGTACGCTAATGGTCAAAAGCAGGCTCTTAGGGCTTGTAATGACGATAAGCGTGCTATTAGGGAATGGCTTGCCGAAGCGGACAAGAAGTTCTAAGCGGGTCAGCGGTGCATGTTAAAGCGGTTATACGCGGTAGCGTGCATCGCGGGCTCACGACCAAATTTTGATATGCTGTTGCGAGGGGGTGCCCTCCGATAAGGGCGCGCGGTATACCCCCTTGGGGGCCTGTTGGCACGGGCTTTGCTACGCGCATAGGCGTGTTACACGCGGTTTAACAGCACGCGCGACTTAAGGATATCGCACGCGTTAATCCTTTCTTTGCCGGGAGTGATGGCCGGCATTGATCCGGGCTTAGGGCTAAGGTCCGGCCGGATAAGGGCTAGGGCTAAGAGGGGGCCATCTATCTCGATTAATCGGGATCAAGCGGATGGAAGCCGGATGGAATGGATTAATCGGGATGAATGCGAGCAATGGCAGGTAAGCATTAAGCCAGCCGAACAATAAGCCTTAGGGATAGCAGTGTATTAAACCAAGGCTTAGCCCTAAGTGAATTGATACCATCGGGCACATAGGAACCTGTATCTATTTCCCGGCAATATCAGACCAATTAATAAGACCAGCCAGATAGAATAGATTGATAGATACATATAGAAACCAGACTAATGATAGGAATAGATAGATAGATAGATACATAAATAAGAATACAGATAGACAGACAGATATAATAACAGGTCAACAGATACAGATAGAACCCAGATAGATAACTAGGAATAGATGATAGGAATAGACATAGGGTCTGACCCGGGATTAATAATAGGGTTAGATAGTAGGTATGATAACTAGGGTTAGACCTAAGGAACCTACGGATTAATCTATGTCTGAGAAAAATGCGGTCAGACTGAAAAAAGTTTCGATTAGGGGTTGACCGGGGCTTAGGGGTGTGGTCCTATGGGTCATCGAAGCAGACAGGAGATACGGACTAACGAAACAAACGGATAAGGGTACTCAAGGGATAGCCGCCTAACTGCTCCGGCGACGTGGCGACGCTCAAGGGTCTCGATAAAATTCCGGTTGACACGTTAGAAGGATCAACTAGGCTTAGATACATACGGTTCGGACGCCAGCCTATAAGGCCGCCTCTTCGGGGTGCCTAAGTAGGACGCAAAGCCGGGAACCGGGACACACTAAGGGGCAACCCTTAGGGACTGACAGACTTGTCAGATGGAAGGATGCTGCCAAAGGGCCGACTGGTCCTAGTGTCCGCCCTCCCTGTCAACCTGATAGACAGTCGGACTCGCTGGCTCTTAGAGCCTTGAGGGTGAAGCCGGAATGCAAGCCGCGAGGTAAGCTTAGGCCGGGCATAGCGTAAGCTAGCTTAGGTCGAGGCTAAGGTAACGGTGGGAGTGTCCGGGGGAAACCTAAGAGGGTTAATATCTAAGGCGAGGGACTTGCGGCGCAAGCCTAGGGGGAGTCCAACAGGGTGCAAGCTCCCATGGTGACATGGAAGGGCCGGAACCTGAAAGCATAACGCTATGCGTATCGCGCCTAGTGTTCATAGATGTCTACAGACATTCATCTATGTGCAATAGGGTGACGGCGATGCGCTAGCGTTAGCTCTAAGTCTATGTCTCGGCATAGGCTTTGACCTAACGCTGGGTTAGGATCAATAGCAGGACAACCCATCATGTTTGAGATCACCACTAAGGACCTCGTTCTCGGTATTGCTGGCCGCACCAAGGATATCCCTACGGCTATCCGCGTGATCCAGAAGAACGCGCTTAACTTCAACAACCTCGTTCACAATACGGGATTGGCTATCATCGTCTCTTCCATGCCGCACGATCAGGGCGGACACTTGGATGCGGGGCGGGCTCTGGATTTCGTCAAGGCAGTGCCGGGCGCTATCCGCAAGGACGTCGTCGCTTGGCTTCACAAGTATAGCAACATTCGTATCAGCGCTAAGAAGGACGCCACGGGCGTCATCGTCTACAGCATGAAGCTTCTTAAGCCCAAGAGCGAGGCTTACCGGACTGCCAATCCTATGGAGGCGGACGCCAATCCGTTCTGGAAGACGGAAGACAAGGCAGAACGTCCGATGTCGGACTTCACGACTACGTCGCTTCACAAGGGGCTTGCCGCCCTCCTGAACCGGTATGACGCGGCTCGCAAGGAAGATAAGGTTGCGCTTACTCCGAAGGATATCGAGTTGATTGAGACCCTGCGCCGGATGGACGCGGAGGTGGTGGTTAGGGCTCAACAGGTTAAGACGGCAGGCCTGCTCGCCGCCGCCTAAGGTCAAGGGCGGGGTGCGTAACAGACGCACCTCGCGACCCTTCAACAACCTAGCGATATGAGGTCGCGCAATGACACGTATGATTAGAGACGCCCTTATTGTGAGTATCAGGGCTCAACATGACTTCAATGCGGAAGTCTCCCGCCGCGTTTTCGTCGGCCCTAGGGCGCGTCAATACGCTAGGGATTGGGCGGAACGGGAGATTGAGCACCAGACATACGCTGCTGCCTACAAGGACCCGGACAACGCGGACATTCACGCTTTCTGCGAGGTCCATATCGAAACGACGGTGGAGATAGACCAATGACTAGCAAGCACACGCCGGGGCCTTGGCGGATACAGGCCACGATCTACAGTAGGCAACCTCAGATCGTTAACGAGCATGGCGCGTTCGTTGCGGACACCGACGCGCACAACGCCCACCTAATCGCCGCCTCTCCAGATATGGCCGATATTCTACATGACATCGTTCTGTGGAACGGGGAACAAAATCCGAAAATGTTGGAGTCGTCGATTAGGCGCGGGCTTCGACTGTTGCAGACCCTAGGGATCGAGCCCCTCGTCAATGGGACAGACAATGAAACCTGAACAGATCAAGGGCGCATTCGGCGCGGCTGTCGTTGGCAGTTGGTCGGCGCGAGAGATAACCGAACACAAGGCGAAGGTGCTGATTAAACTCGCGTCCGAATTGCCGGACGAAAGCTGGCTTAGGTTTTACTCGGCGCTTAATTACGCCATGCGCGCATCGGAGCGCGCTATGCGAAGGAGGGCTAGATGACCGCTGTAGCCGTACCTTACCACGGGTCAAAGTGGCATGTGCTTTGCTTGGGCCTTCGACCCTCGCATATCCGGTTTCACACGTTCTACACCCGCCTTTGCACTACGATGTATTGCAACGCTATGCGGCGACAAGGCGCGCATGTCTTCTGTTGGCAAGCGTAACCTAGGCACTCGACGACCTTAACACGGGCAACTGATGAAAGGACCCGCAATCATGAACGCAATTCGTATCAAGTGGCCTACCGGCATTATCGAGCCGATGGCTGACATCAAGTCTTCAAACAAGCAAGAAGCCGAGTTGGCTCGGGAACAAGCTCGCGCTATCCGGGCCATCGTCTGCAAGAAGGCGTAAGCTATGAACCATCTTCAAATGCCCGGGGTTCGTCAACAGTTATCCGCCCGTGGTATGGCTATCCGCTTGGATCGCGGGAATTACACGGTCTATCACCACGACGACAAGCGCGGTGACGAGGCCACTTTCGACAATCTGGAAGACGCTTATTACGGTGGCCTGACTATGGCTGCTAAGCGCAACCTCAATTCGCAAAAAGGAGTTCGGTAATGTTCGGAGAAGACTTCATTGAGCGCCATGCGCCCGCGCTCTTCAAGCCGCTTAACCTTGGCTTCAACGTCGCTACAGTGGCGATGGCTAGGGCCGTGCTCCCTCGCGGATGGCGAGTTGAGGACTGCTATCTTTCGGCCCCTTCAAACCTGCCTGAACTTAACCGCGCTATGCGGGAGGAAGGCATGGTCGTTTGGTCCGGAGGATCAGACGAGACGATCTACGCTGATAAGGAAGTGAACTACGCTGCTCGCGCTTGGCATGACGCCGTGCACTGGCACCATCAACTCCCGTTCACTGTAGCTGGCGAGGCGGCGACCGCTTATGTCCAGATTGCCCAACTCCTCAACAGGTATGAACATGATGACGAAGTAGAGGAGTTCGCCGCCCTCATCCTGACGGAAGTTATAGGCCAGCAAATCTACAGCATCCAGCACGGGGATTTTCCGGACGATCAGCGGACATTCACTGAGTGGAACCTCGATTGCTGGCGAGGTCTCGCTGGCCGGGTGTGTATCGCCCTTGGCGATGAGCCTCTGGACCGCTACGCTCTTGACCTTGCCGGCATTCACTTCGGAAAGCCCGCGTAATCCGGGTATGTCAAAAGGAAACTATCCAATGAACACCGCGATTGAAACCCTTGTCGCTAAGTGGGCAGAGCCCGACGGTATCCCGATTAAGGGCTTTCTGATCGGAGCTGACGGTTGTATGTGCGCCCAAGGGCAAGCGCTGCATTACATCGGCGGCTGGAGCCCAGAACGACTTCGTAACACGACACAAGCGTTCGCGGATATGCAGACGGGCCGTCTGCTTGGTATCAGCGTATCACATGCGATTTTGCTCCGGCTGGTTAACGACCATCACCCCGGAGCACCGTCTGTAGTTTTGACAGACCCGGCTAAGGTACTCGGGGATCAAGCCGAAACCGTGCTGGCGTTCTGGCGGCATCTTGACCGGATGACGCCGTGGGAATGGGACACCATCCGGACCCGGACGCCGGCGGACGCCAGATTGGGCAGACCCTTCAGGAGCCCCGAACATGAAGCCCTACGGGCTAACGTACATGACGCCAGCTTCGCCGCCGTAGGGGCAGACGCCGCAGGCAATGCATGGCAGGCTGCCGCCTCTCGGGCCGCAATAGAAATGGCGGGGCGGTCCTCGGGAGAGGCGACCAATGAAATCCAAGGCGCGCGCATCCTGCGTGAGAGCGGTCAGCCCTTCACCTTCCTGCCCATGTTCGGCTTTGCTGATCCTGAGGCTATCCTCGCAAAGGAGGCGCAACATGACTGACTGGATCAAACACAACGGCGGACCCCAGCCAGTCGGGGATGATGTGTGGGTGGAGGTCGATGAGGGCCATATCGACTATCTTGTCGGCCCGGCCCGCGATTTTGAATGGGACCGCGTGGAGTGGTTCCGATGGAACATTATTAACCAGCACCTGATCGACGCCGCCCGTCTTGAGGGCATCCGGCTAGGGCTGGAGGCTGCTGCAAAAGCTGCGCTCCTAAACTCTCACGCGGAGCCCTTTGACCTGAAATACATTGACGCCGTGTGGTCCTCTATCCGCG